ACCAAACAAAGATTTGGTGAAATGAGTAATATCAATGAATGTGCTAATTTTTTCTTAATTCTGATTTGTGCTGAATCGATTCAGAAAGCGATAATTGTATTATTATGACCCCAAAAGAAAAAAATAAAAATTTATTATTTCTCTTACCATCTGCTGGTATATTATATCATGGAATAGTATCCTTTGATTGCATTCCCGATAATCTTCATATAATACTTCTGAGTTGATCTACTTAGTACAAACCGAGAGGTAGTCTTAAATAATTCTCTCAGCTTTTGCATGCCCAGCACCTCCTTAAGATATTTTGGGCAGGTGCTCCTTTTGAGATACATTCGAAGTGGTATCAAATCTTCCAGGCATACTGTTCCCTTGAGGACTATACCCATCATCTCACTAATTTTAATTTGGTCTTCTTTTGTAATAGATAGTAATATCATATCAAATATCTGCCTTGTGCACTGTGTGAGAGATGTCAGCTTCTTTCCCTCCACTGAGAGATTATAAGGGGTGAAAAGGAAAACTGTGTCTGCTAGTGCACCGCCTTCTTCGATATAGATCACAGATCTAATGGCAGTATCTATGTGGCTTGCAATGATGTCAGTAGCTTTAGTGGCGTCAAAGCATGCGGGTGATAAATTCTCACGACACAAAGGCCTCACGGGCTGGCCACCTGCCTCTATTAAAGCACCATCTATATTCTTTTGTAGTATTCTAATAAGCCCTGGGGTGGGTAGACTAGTCAACTCTTGTACTCGCATAAATTGAGCGTTGAACACTTCCATCAATGTTCGCTCATCTTTGCTGTGCAGCAGTGTGCCATTCCTGCGGACAAGGTCCTTCGCCATCCTCACCACCTCTCTCACAAAGGTCGATCCTCCTGTGTACCCCATCACAAATATTAGATAGCACTCTAGATCCCCACGACATGCATACCCATTCGAGACCACGTAGCATTTTGTAGAACATGGAAAGAATAAGTTGATAAGTAGATGGAAATAGTACCCCATAGAAAATAGGACCTTGACAATAAATACTCCTTTATCTCTGATAGTGTGCATGGCAATGAGAGCCAAATTTGTTGCAACTTGGTCAAGATAGCTCTGATTGGATCCCATCGGCACCTCGATGTCACAATGCATGAGACTTACACTCTTAAACGGCACTGTGGAGGTGATGTAACTAACTGATTTATCTGATGACAAGTCACTCTCATCTGCATTCTCTCTCCATAGCGGGACATACTCCTGTACGAAACCGTCCTTGCAAGGCACATTTGCCTGTAAATTCTTATATACGACAGAATTCAAAAATTGTGTTGGAGTGGGTCCAAAGTGTCTTTGAGGCGGGTTCTGTTCATTTGAGAAAAGGGTATTATAGAATATCACTTCATGCGGCACATGCAACTCTAGCAGGCTCATTATCGCCCCACTGCCTTCTGCAAGGAACAAGGAATTTCCGTGTCTGGCTAGCCTTACCTCAGGTATTGAAAGTAGATGAGCTGCCTTATACCATGATGATGATGCAGTACCGATTCCCCGGAATAAGTATCTTATTAGCATCTCATCTGGTCTACTCTGTGTGCCTTCCATTTGGGTTAGCTGGCTTGGGAAACAGGTGTCATATCGAGCTGGGGCATTGATAGCTAGTTCTTTAATGAAGGCTGCAGGGCTCTTGGTCATGGGGTCATCAGTCCTGGACCCTAGGGACCGAATGTCTGGAGCCTCCATGATGACATCCGGGGGGAAGATGAGGGCCAACACAGTATCTCTATCCTCTCTTTCTCGAATCAGGTTTAAACTTTTTCTAGACATGTAATAAAGGTTGGCAGGAAATGTAACAATATTGGGAGACAAGAGAGAGTCAATTTGGGCACTACTCATCGTAGGACGCACAGCATCAGACAGAAGATAACTTGTCAGTGTAGCACATTTTTCTTCTGCACTCAATCCCCTGATCTTCGGGATGGCTTTTGTTGTGGAATAAAGTAGCACTAATACACAGCATAGCCGAGATATCAATTGTAACATCTTTTCAGTCAAATTGTCGTCCAAGACAGATGGGAATAGCAAATCATATTTGTTCCCTGAGTGCAGTCCAGTCACGATTCTTCTGATACATGTTGTCAATAATCTTGCTGATGTCTCAACAAAATCCACACTCGCCAGTTGATGTGCACCATCATGATTGATCAGACCAACAGAGTGAAGTCGCGAGTGGATGACAGGATGAGATATGGTTGCTGCTATGTTTGAAAGCAGAATCCCTGGCATATTTTTAAGCAAGCTGCTCATATAAAGGACCATGTTATCTAAACCTCTGACTCGTAGATAATACAACTGGTATGCGCAGTCTAGCAAAATTTCCAACGCAGCATATTCAAACAGTTTTACAACATCACAATTCTGTGCCTCACTTATCCAATTCCTGGTATTGTCATACACTAAAATTGCATCATTCTTGATTGAGGTGTCCTCATCATATGAAACAACTGACTGTCCAATGAGTTTCCCGCTTGCAATAGCCAGCACATTCATCAGTTCAATCGTGGGGTAAGAGTCTAAGTTAAGCTCATAACTCCTAAATATGGTAAGATTAAGGCGCCCAAAGTCAGTGTCAGTGATCGGTTGGGGGTCAAACATGAATTTGTTTGACGCAACCGTTCTAAGATCTGGTAAATATCCTTGCAGTTCAAAGGGTACCGATACTGGTGCTTCCCTAATACAGCAACTGAATTTGCTGTGTAGATGAAGAGTCACCTCATCGAAAATTCGTGTCGTGGTCAGTGGGAAAAGCGACTCCAGAAGTGATAAACCTAATAGCATTATTTGCTGGTATACCACGTTTCCTTCTTTTACTCCCTCTTCTGTAAACAGTCTTTGCGAGTCATTTGAAATATGCACATAGGGAGAAACCCTATATAATGATGCGGGGGTAAATGTCATCTGTGTGATACCATCATCAAGACGATGTTGGAGGTTTCCTGCTGTTGGGAGCGGTGACAACAATCTCAAGTATTCTGAAGATATATTACACCGGGATCGGGCAATTTTTAGTGCAGCACTCCAGTTTGTCTCATTGTCTCCGTATGCCCAAATAAGTACTGATGAAGCTCGAAGGGCTGCTTTCACATGAGGGGACATATGTGCGATTTTTGCCAGAGATGCAGCTCGTCTCTCCTGTGTCTTCGACCCTAAGTATGGGACCCTCATAGGGGGATTACTGTTTGTATCGTCAGTGAGGCAAATATTTCTAGGGAGATGAAACCAGGTGAACTGCTCATCTCCTGAGTCGCACAATCTACACCCTCCACTTAAACTCAACACTTCTCCTTCTACTAATTCGATAGTATCAGGATTCGAAACGCCGAGAATTTGCCTCCCTCCTGTAAGTATAGACCAACTCCGTTGACGTGCATAGTCTGCTAACGCCAGCGAGCACATTTCAGAATTAACTAGTGGGCTTCCTCTTCTTGCAGCTGAGAAGACTTCTTCCTTAAACAACTCCTCGTGCATCCGTGAGTAGTTGATAATTCTGCTGAGTCTTTTGTAACCTAGTGGTCTTCTACTAAGTGCGATCTTGATCACAGTATTCGTGGTGTCAACTAAGCCTTGTATCTGTTTTCTTCTCCCGACAGAGCTTGCCTCCATAATCGCATGAGCTACTCTGGGATGTATGGACTCTTGATTTAACAGGAATTCAGCCAACATCTTCTCTTCAGCTTCATTGTCCTCGGTGTGTACGCCTGACAATAATGGATTAGAGCAGGTCTCAAACAATACGCGTTGAGTATGCTTCTTCAGTACTATATTCGGGCTTGATACTGTCTCAAAGTTGAATGAGTATGGGTCATTACATAAGCTGGCCCAATCTCCATTGCCTGGAGGGCGAGTAAGAATGTTTATAATCACCTGTTTCGGTATCAATTTTGCGGTCTCTAGTCTCTTAAGTTCTGCAAATGCAGTAGTTCCAGGGTCTCCTATGTTTCTTGTATATAATCGTGAATACTGGAGGTTACTCAATCCTCCAACTTGTGCAGGTGTCAGTACATATGTATGCACAAATTTAATGTCCTCTTTGTTTTGATCAAGTCTGCGAGCTTCGTTATATGGGAATATAGAGAATTCTTTATCAAAATATGTCTGTATACAGGACATCAAATAATTGAGGTAGTAACAAAAGTCCTTCGGTAGACCGTTCTCACATAATCTCGCAATGGTTGAGGAAATGTTGGAACATGACATGACCGTGTTTTCACTCAGGTCGCCAGAGATCAGGACTAATTTAGAGGCGTTCTTCAGAGCCTGGCCTAGAATAGTTCCGTCTTTGAAAATCCGCTTACTATAGATGAAAAAAGTATCAGATCTTAAAGTTTCTCTGTCTTTTAAATTGTGTCCGATATTATGATTCACTGCCATTAATTCATTGAAAAAGCTATTGCTTGCCTCATGTAATTGCTGAAGGACTGTCTCTGGTGGATCACTCGCATCCACTTCTTTAGTCACTGCAATAACCTGGTTGTCCCCTTGTACCATGCATGCGACTCTACAATGTGCTCTTGCAGCAGCAAGCTGGATAGCAGATATGGAAATCATTGTCCACAGCTTCTGGCATAATCCTTCTATCCCTCCACGTGCACTTACAATGAATATGTCATCGTTCTGCGCATCATCCAGGTTTATGTCAGATGGGTTGCTGGGCGGATTAAAAGGGTCCCCCACAAACATTGTTGTATCCATTAATCTGAGATGAATCCATTCGAAGAAGTGAGGTAACCCCATCAACTGATTAATGGCATGAGCAAAGAGTTTAATGGTTTGGTATCTCCAGTTCAAACAGTATTTTTGCAAATCCGTAGTGATGAAGGTGGCCACTCTGCGCCTATGTCTGTTAATTCCATCTCTATGTCGATCTTTACTAACTCCTTCTTTCCGGTCCACAATTCTCTTTTTATTGCTGTTGAATGATAACTGGCTCATTGCTAGCATGCTCTTTGTCAAAGAGATGCTGTCTTGGATTACTCCATTACCTTGAAAGAATGGCGCAATCTGATCTGCAAGGATCCCTTCTGCCATGACTTGACAGTTTCTAAGTCGCTTTGTCAGCTTTGCAAAGATTCTACCGTTCACTTTTACTTCTTTCTCCTTTAATGAGTAAGATACTGCTACGTTCTTGTCTCTGAGATACTCTAAAGTAGTCAAATACTTCATTTCTTCATAAGGATCAAAATCCTCAGATTCCAAAAATTCAATCAGTAATCGGTTGGTTGATGTTGCATCCCTGACCTCCTTCTTTTGTGTATCTGACAGCAGGTTCTTCCTAAATGATGCTAGCCAGTTATGCTTCGGGTGTGCAATGGCCTTATCCTTTAAAAACATGCTCAGATTTGAGACTGGGTCGAAGTCTATGCATTGCTCGAACTCTAATGCTGACAGATTTTTGTACTCTTTTAGCATGATTTCATGAGAGATTTCAGCGGAGTCCGCATGGAGCTGAGTGATGGTTGATCCATACACAGTTGACTGTTTAACTCTTGGCCATACCCCAGCATTCTTCTTTCTATAGCCATTGATGATGGTGCCCTTAAAGAAGGATAACACCTGAAGCACTGTATCGAAATCCAAAAGCTTAGGAGCACACATCTGCTTCCTGACTGCTGATGCTGCAGCACGTGATTCTAGTAACGGGTGGCCCCAGAGGCGCAACATACAGAGCATCTCAGCTGATTGGGTCTGGTCTAGGCCACTAAAGACTTCACTTACGATGGTTATTATACGTTGTACTATATCAATTCTAAAGTGTGGCAACAAGATGTCTTTAAGCTCATGCAGGTTAAAGCTCAAAAAATTCCCGGCAAAGAGTTCGGATGGCTCAAGAAGTTGGACAGCCCCGTAGGCCAATCCCTCCATTAAGGAAATCACTTCATACACATTATTCCCCATATCCATTGCTAATGCATCAATTAAGAGCAATAGTGACTGGATCTTATCCTTCAAGGGCAGCAGGTGTGTTGCAGTAGATGACACAAAACTCACCATATCTCTGCCCTCCAGCATATCAGAGTATGAAAGAACCATCTCTTGGGTCAAACATGTGAACTGATTAGAAGAATTCTCTGTAATAATTACGAGTTCAGGGGTTACGAAAACTTGGCCATGATTGTGAATTAATGTGATAGGATTGCCAGGGCCCATCCGAGACCTAGCGCAAACAGTCAAATGTCGCTGGAGCTGTTTAATATGAAGCCATGCAAATTTTGCGCTGGACCAGGCAGAATGAAACCAAAATGCAGGATCTTCTCTTAGTCGCAGGTACTCTGGTGACCTACTTATAATCTGCTTACTGTGTCTTCCGAGTAGCTTTTGTTCCACTTGATCACATAAGGTATTAAACAACCCCCCGAACACTTTATTATGTATCTGTATTTTCTTTTCAATTGTCCTAAATTTCTTGCTTGAGTCAGGGATCTCAATGGTAGTAAGCATTGTTAGCGTTCTTGGATGGAGTAGTCCTCTGATTGGTTTGTTGTGATTCAAATTCTGGTGGGCTAGTCGCCCGAGCTTCACCATCCGCTCTGTGTCAGGCGCTCCGGTTTCCAATATCTTCCTCCATTGCCTGCCTAGGATCAGTGGATCGAATTCACATTCTTCAGGAAGTGGCAAACCTGTCAACTTCCAATAATATAAAAGTTTATGTTTAACCAAGGGGGAGGACAAATGAGATTCTGGTAAGATGATCTGGTGTTCAGCTCTCACACCTGTCGGCTCTGCCATTTTCTCCCCGTGATTTTATTTTTTGTTTTTTCTAATTGGATTGTTGAATCAACTTGGCGTTCTCTTGTCTCATTTTATCTCTCACAGAGGTAGTCAGGCTTTATGGCCAGCTGTATGCATAACGACGGATATCTGCATTGTATCTGGTTACGTTAGTCGGGGTACAGAACAGGGGTTCTGCGATGGCATCACTCCATCCCTTGGGGCTTTCTTTTACAGGAGTGCCACCTGCGGACCTAGCAGTGTTACCCCCATTTGATAAGATTTCTACCAATAGAGGGACAATTCTGAATTCACCGAACAGGGTGTTACTGATCTCAGCAATGCTCATACAGTATATCCTATTAGTCTTTATGACTTTAAAGCAGGTTGATGTTGTATATGCAGCCTTGGTACTACTTGAGCTCACCCGAGTAATCTGGCTCCTGCTGATGTTGCTAAATACTGCTGCAATGGGATTGAGCCTGGCGGTCACGTCATTAAGCATCATTCCATATACTCCTCTGATAGAGTGATCTTTTGCAAAAATCAAAGGGTAAGGGTCCGTATATACTCCTGTAACACAAGATTGTGGACACCTCGCGTCCGCCTGGCAGGGGACAGACCCTGGGCGTGTGAAAGCGTCGAATTTGTAAGGAGATGACGCTGTTGCACTCTTGTCCTGTATATTCAGCGGGTATAAGAGAGCTGGAGAATAATATGACGTGCCCCTTTGATAAAGATAAGTATAACCTCCAATGTGCATGACTCTCCCTTCTGCTCCCATCAAGACTACATCATTTGACAGAGGAGTCAAGACCGGGTCACTTCCCAGTGTGGGGGAGACAGCAATTGACAATATCGCCTGTTGAACTCTTTTGCTGCCAAAGTAACTTGGGGTATACGAAGATTTGGCCTTATTGATCTGATAATCCTCAGGGTCCGGGCAGGTATTATTGTACCTTTTATATATGACATACTTATCTCTCTGACTCTGATCAGTATTACTTCCGGGCTTCAGGCCTCCGTATACCGCATACCAGACCCTATTTCCAATATAGCTACCTCCTCCAACACTTGGGTAGTTGGCTGTCCAGTCAGAGAACAAATTGTTAACATCCAGGTCTTTCTCACTATATGTGCCGTCAAAACTTAACCGCCCGTGAACCATAGGAGTTGGTTCCTCTGACTTGTAGTCTTCGAGCTCGGTCTCGGTAACTTTAGAGCATAGTATATCACAGCCTAATGGTGTTGCGCTAATGCTGCAAGACTTGCGGTTTGCAGTGTCGTCTAGGTTGATGGAACGCAAGGTCGAGAAGAACACATTGCCTGTATCTGATAATTTGAGGACACCAAGAGCAATATATTGGTGTGAGTGAGAGTGGTCTTGACACCCTGACAGGATGACATTGTGAGTGTAACAATAATGAGTTGCACTGAGGTCAAATGATGGGATCCGAGTACAGCCTGCACCAGTAGTCGGGGCCGGAATGAAGTTAAGGTGTTCTTTGAAAGCGGAAGGATAGAAACTTGTTACGTCTACATTATCATCAATTAGTAGCTCCTTACCTATCCCACCGATGTATTCAGGATCATGAATTGGCGCACCACAACCACTGGAGTTCCCACCGTTATTGATTTTATAAGAGAGTGATGTGATGGCATTCATAATAGTTGACTCCATGTTAAGCAGTGTCAGTGGGCTTTCCAATGCAACCTGTTTGTAGGTGCGATCCAAGACATCTTGCATTCCCCCTATGCTATTAGTAAGTGAAGTCCCTACCTGTTGGACCGCAGGTATAATACCATCAAAATCTGCTGGTTGGGCTGCATTCATGCTATAGACTAGTGATGCAGCAGTAAGACCAAGTGTTATTACACTGACCACCAGGACTGTTATCCGGAAGATGAGTCTCCATGTATTCTTCTCTTCAGTTCGGTCATTCGCAAGTGCAACTTCACTGATCCCTCGCTCCATACTGTAAGCTGCACGATGTGTGTTACTACTACCTGTCACAGGAGAACGAAAGATGACAGTATCCAGTAGAGGTACTGACAGTTCTCCCCGTTTTTTTCTAATAGCTTCTCTACAAATTTATTGCTATTAGTGTTGATCTTTATGACATGTGATTGTAGTGCAAACAAGAGCATCAGAGTAGCTTCCCAAGACAGTGTATGAATCCACTACATTTTCGTCTGGGCCCTCATTTGATCTAAGGTATTGTTTCCTAACCACATTAGGGTCTTTTGTTGGGATCGCATCTTATACATTATGTAACAGCTTAGTATTAAACCTGTAATCCCACAAATCAATGCCAAAGCTGTGCAGATAATATATACAATCAAAGCATTAGTGCTGGTTAGAGATACATTGACACTCTCAAGTATCTGATTACTCTCTTCAATCTTATCAAGTGCATTATTGATAGAGTTATTAACATTGCCTAATTCAGTTGATATATCCAGACTCCCTGTTATTATTACCTGGCTATCTCGAATTGTGATATTCTTTTGGTAAGTAGAGTCAAAGGACCCACTCAGCCTCAATGTTACACCATCTAAAGTGATGACTCTGCACACAGAGCTATCAATCAAAGATACGGCCTCTCCATAGTTCTGTGAAATTATCGAAGCAGGATCTGCACATCTACAGGTTGTCATCTTACAATTCGCCACTATAGAACCCTTCACACTCATATAGGGTGTGGTTAGGGCCCCCTGAGTTTTAGAATACATGCACTCAGAAGTGTTCCCATTGAGGCATGCATATATACCTGGAGACATAGGGAAGGTAACTATCCTGGTGCAAAAGAGATCAATATCTGTTTCAATGCAATAAGATGTATCAAGCTCTTCAGTGACTGTCCCCACTGTTGTAACAACTTTGGGAATCAGAGCAGCAGCGAATCCTTTGTCAGTACTAACTGACAGCGTCTCAAGGAAAATCGCTCTCATGTTATTTAGGCTACTCACCGATGGTAGCGTAACTTGGATTCCAAGCAACTGAGTCTGGGAATCATACAAGATCGGGCTGCCTGAGATCAGGCCGCTGCTGATGAGTGCACTGAGTTGATTATTCCCCACACCAATCTTTGAAAGCAACACATCCAAATTCCCTCCTGCAAGATTATATAGTGCTTGAATACTGAGTGGACTAAGAGCCGGAGATGTGATCTGAGGCCCAAATACCGTAGTTAGTTCTGTCAAGTACAGATTAAGTTCTACACCTAATTGTTGGCTAATTCTAATACAGTCAATTTCTTGTGCCGTGTTATTGAACTGGGTGTTGATAAAGTCTTGCATCTTCCCGACAGCCACAGCTAATTGTGATAGCCCATCAGTCACTTCATGCACAGCCTCATTTGTCGCTGCAATACTCTGCTTGAGCTTCAATATATTTTCGGCATTTTTATTGGCTTGAATCAATGCAGCTGCAGCTGTGATTTGGGCAGAGGTAGCGACACCGAGAGCAACGCTCCCAATAATAGCACCCACTAGTCTCGCCTGAACTAATCCTGCTGTTTCGGTCGTTGACTCGTGTATCCGCCTGATTGCTTCACCAAGGGGTGATAGAAGTGATGTCAGTGTCTTGTTATAAGAAGTAAGTGGATCTCTCATACAGGCTTCTCTCCCTTGAGGTACGTTTGGGAGTAATTTAACTACTATAGTGCCTGTCTGCGATGATGTGTATAGGTTGATTGCTTTCTCACCTGTTACAACAATCCCGGCTGCAGCCAGCTGTCTGCCGTCTATACTGGCTCTAGCTAATTGAATGCCTAGTGGCAGGGTAAGCAACGATAGTAGCAAGAGGACAGTTACGTGATACATGGTGAATATCATTGCAGAGATCTTGGATTATCAAAGGAGGGCAGAGATCTGTTGTTCTCCCCGTGCATGGTTTTTTTGTAAATGCTCAAGCTAATACTACTTGACACAATTGTGGTTGATTTAATTAGGACGAATTATAATTGAGGTGATCATCATTGTGTGATTGGCCATAGTATTATCAATTTATTTCTTAAAAGGATTGAATTTTGAGATGGTGTGATTTTTCTCCAGCTTTGTTGACATCACCTCATGATCTGCAGTCACGGCAATGGCCTTTTGAGTTCCCGCCTGGATGACAATCTTGACACTCCTCAAGCTTGCACTCTGGCTCCATAAGATCTTAGCAACCTGGGGCGATGCATTGGCAATGGGATAGCACGCAGTCCCGCTGCTTGAGAAGAAAGGAGACATCAAGCGGGTACGAGCACCCCTTGCTTTGATCAGGATTGAAGGGCCGAGAACATCACTCAACCCGACAGATAAATCCAGCCTTCTGATCTTGCGCTCCAGCTTGTCAAATGATATTTTCTTCCCCTTCTTGTCAACTGTAGACATGAGACCTATGTGTAGAAACAAGTTTGCACAGAAACCCTCTTCAGTCCTAGTCAAGGACCGAGTCAAAGGGCTCTTATCATCAACCTCGACTGCAATGATGACATTGAGAGCCAGATTGTACAAGCTTGGCCCAGATACCCTCAGTGCGGTGCTTGGTATACGATACACATCACGCTTGGGTACCACAGTTAGTGACACAAAGTTGACTTTGTACTCTAGTGTGCCGTCACCAGGTACTTTCTCAGGTGCTTTGACATGTTTCACAGCGCTCACGGATGCATACTTATTGGCAACCACTTTGCAGCTTTGGAGTATCTGTGGGGCTTGAACAATAGAGAATATCATTCTCTCGGTGTTGGTTGCACTCTTCTTGCACGTGATCATCAGAGAGAGACATGCCCTTGCTATCTCTACTGGATCAGTTGTGTTTGAGACACTACCAATACATAGCATGGCAGCGGACAGCAGTTCCCTGGTGGGCGTACCTTCGATTGTTCCCATATTACTTCCTCCACCACCAACCCTGAATATAAAACCATAGGTTGTGATGAACAGAGAGTCATCTTTTGATTCTGTCCAGGAATCCAATTTTTGGATCCGATATTGCGGGGTGATCTGTTTCTTTCCATCTCCTGTTTCTTGTAGCACGATAGGGAATGCCAATAGGCTACTCGCAGGGAGGGTGGGATCAAAATGTATACCAATGGTACGGGTAGAGTCCATTATTGCGATACATGCAATAAGATCTTCTACCCGTATTTTTTCTTAATACCTATGTTTGTGATCAAAGATGATCTCATTGGTAAGATCTGAGGTCTAGTAGCAGCTTACTTACTAATTATATGCTGGCATTCAATACAGGATCACATGGATCAAGAATCACATTCAGATCATGGTTAGCTATAATGGCCCTCTTGCTGATTTAATTGAATAAGACAGTGTTTTATATGTTAACCATTCAAAGCAAGGCGTTTAATCTTTCTTACCTCTTCAATGGTAGTCGCACACTCGAGTTTAGCAACCAGCCTACTTGAACTTGCAGGGTGCATGGGTCTCGACATGATCAGCGCGCGAACAGTCTCTTTCTCTATGTTGAGATCCGGGACTGGCGCCTGACTAGCCTTCACTACTTCTGTCGGATTAGATACTGGTTGGGCGAGCTTATTCACAGCTATTTCACCTGACTGTGCAATGTAGGGTGATGGATCTCCTGGCCCAGCAAGCAACACTGGATGTTGGCGAGCTGCTGCACGGAGATCACTTAAAGATGATATATGCGCATTCCCTGGGTCTAATATCTTCATCATTCCCAAGTTAGCCTCCATCACTGCAAGGGAAGTTTTAATCTGCTGTATTTCAGTTCGTAAGGGGGGTATCGATGCTGTTTGCTTAACAATTAGATCTAATTGATAATCAATCCGATTCATCTTCTGGGTCACTGTCTCCATCATAGTCATGATCAGTTGTACAAAGTCGGCAGGTAGCGGGACACTTCCCGCATATACAGGAGTACTGCCCGGGCTCGGGTCTGATCGGGGAGCATGATGGGTTGCACCAGCTGAGAGAAGTGATCCCTTCTGGGGTCCAGAAGATGCTGTGCTCCCTCCGGTGTCCCGGTTTCCATTGGGGTTCAGAACCATTGCTCCGGTCACTTGCTTCTGCTCCAGAGCTGGAACCAGCTGCGTGGCTCCGGTTGCCACAGGATACATCATCTGACTCCTCCCTGGTGTCAGGGCAGCATTCTCTGACCCTTTTTTAGTTCCAGGGGACTTGGTCCCAAGCTTGTCTAGCATGGACAGGAGAGTGGAGCTCGCACCTGTCCGTATGCACCCTTCTGATGGGTCGACAGGCGTCTCCCCTGCATCGAGCTCAGATCCACTGGGGTTGTCCAGGTTTGGAGTGCCTGTGGTTGGGACCTCTGGGACTGGTTGGCTTGCGTGTGGGCCTTTGTCTGTGTCCTCCCGTTTATCAGCTTCAGGTGTGTTGGCGTATTTTTCCCAGGCCAGGCTTAGAGCTTTGGTTTTCCCTTGGGGGATGGCGCTCCTCCCGACGGTTTCAACCGGGTTAGGCTGAGCACTGATGATGTTCTCTATTACAGTGCCGCTTGTCTCGAAGAGCTCATCGATCTCCTCGTCCGTGAATGTGGCCATTTTTGGTTTCTGGGTCTGGAGTTCTCGGTCGTGAGATGGAGGGGGGCACCGGGTGAGTTTGGGTGGTTGACTCTTCTACCCGTAGTTTTTTCTAATCAATGTAGGACGGCTGATTGTGCTGCAAGCAATGTCTTTGGCGCTGTGGTTGCGTTGTTGGGGCGGCTGGTTGGTGATTTTTTGGTTGTTCATGGGGTTCATGTGTGGGAGATTTGGTTTGGGAAATGGAGCGGCTGCATCTGGGGTGGGGATGTCGGGGATTGTCTGGCGGGTGTCCTGTCAGGTTAAGCTCAGGAGTCTCTGATTAGTACCCCCATTCCTGATCCTGGTCTTGGTTGCCTCCTGGGGTGGGAGGAGGGGGGCCCGTGCTGGGTGGCTCGCCCTGGTTTTGCTGTGAGGCATCTCGCATCCCTGCTGCTACTGCTCTCATCAGATCAAGGAATTGGGTGTCGTCAGCGTTTGCATCCCTCGGCACCTTAGTGGACTGGCCTTTGGGCTGATCAGATCTGTCGGCCGTTTGGGAGATCCCAGTCAGCACTCCCGCAGACTGCATGGGCATCTCTGCGCTCCCGGATTCCTCTGACACCTTCTGTGCTGTGGCCGCTAGCCCTCTTCTGGCTGCTGGAGTCAATTTAAGCTCAGCTGCCATACTCTCATCAATGCTGTTCCCTTGGGCTTGTGCATATTCTACACCCAACCGCCAGAATGATGTGTTCATGAAATCTCTTGCAAATTGATATCTTGTGGTTCCTTTGTCTATGATTGATGCCATCCCCATAGCAAACGAATACAGGCATGCATACTCAGCTGGAGCAAAGTTCATCTGGTCACTGTCACCTAGCAGAGTCATGTACGCTGCATTGTCACCCTTGGCACGATAAAGTCTCATAAGCTGCTTCATCTTCTGAATATCGCCAGACAAGCTGCTCAGTGCCAGGGCTGAAGTCTTTGTATTGATACCGTACTTCAGGGTCAGGAAGAAGGCAGTCAGCCCTGTATTCCTGATATACGCATCAATGTCACCAACAAAGTTATAGTAGGTTGAAGTCCCACCTGCCGTATTGCGTCCTCGTTTGAGTTCGCTCACCAAGAATGTTCTGACTGGAAGGGATTGCCTAATTATCATCTGAATTGCACTCCTACATACGGGGTGCATTATATACCTCTTCTGTACTCTCCCTTGCTGCATGTATTTGTTGATTCTCCTGGTCTCAGACTCATCTGCTGTCTCATATGCTGTCATGGCCTTGGCGACTGTTACCCAGATCTGCACTTGAATGGACAGGATCCTTTCAAGCGTCTCTGTAATATCCTCGGGAACATCATCTTCTGCCCCTGATGAGGTAAAAGGTGACCCATTGCTGCAGGCACGAGGTAGAGAACCTGCAATCATCATGAACCGCTGAGTTCTCTCATCTGACACACCGCTTCTGTTGTTGAACTGTGGGACACCATTGGAAAACGAGTCTATCTCTAGTATCGCCATTGTAGCCTCTGTCTGTCGTCCAGCTAGGGCAACATGGGTCCTCATCACCTGAGAGTGTGCACAAAGAAGAGAGATGAGCGCCCCTTGACGCAGAGGTTTATTAGCATCCTCACTAACTGCCACTCTGAGGCAGAAAACTGCGAAATGCCATCTGTCTTCCTGGTCATCACTATTCAAAGTGAAGACTGGTATCTCAACCCGAAGGGTGCCCCCCTTGTCCCCTAGACCTTGGCTCCCGCTAGGCTTGATTTGTGATGCAAGCAATTGCTCGTACTCCTCGAATACGCTAGACATGTTGGCAGAGGTAGTGATCGACCGGGCTGTTCGATGTCGTAGTCGGATTTCACTCCTTCTACCCGTGTGATTTCAATTGCTTGTTCGTCTCTTACCGTACCTTACAGATTCTCTGTTTGGT